CTGAATCAGACATCGAGTCTTGTTCCGTGTGTGGGTCATCGATAATAAGTAAATCCGCCCCTCGTCCTGTGATCGAACCGCCTACCCCCGCTGCAAAATATTCTCCACCATGATTGGTCTCCCAACGGCCTTTAGCCTTACTATCTTCTCGTAGTTTAACATCTCCAAAAATACTTTTATAGTCTTCAGTCTCCATTAAGTTTCTAACTTTGCTACCGAACCGCGAAGCCAACTCAGCGTTGTGTGATACTTGCATAAGTTTCATTTTTGGATTTTTACCAATCATCCATGCAGGGAATAAATACGAGGCAAACTCTGACTTGGTATGCCTTGGTGGCATGTTCACAATAAGTCTTTTAGATTTCTTTGTAGCAATGCTTTCAAACTCATTAGCTATTATTTGGTGGTGTCCCCAGTTATCTTGTTGATCAGTTTTACGATAAATGAAATCAGGCCACATAGCTTTGACAAATAATAAAAAGTTGTCTTGGCATAGTTTAATATATTCGATTTGTTTCTTTAGAATTAAGGTTCTTAATTCGTCATCTGATAATGTATCTAAATTCATCTTCCAGTTTTTTTCAGCTTTTGGGTCCCCTTTTCAATAAGGTCTAACATAATATCCAACAAATATAAAACAAAATACCAAACTGCAATGAACATGGCCAAAATAGCCATCATAATACTAAATAAAAAATTACTTAATGAAACCATACCGTTTGAGTATACACTATTTCTACTCGACTTACACTTATAGCGTTTGCGTACAGGTACTCCGTTTTTCGCGGTTCGTTTTTGTAATTAAATTTTTAAATTGTAATCGTATTTTTTTTAGGGTCCTTTTTAACCGGTAGAATTTTTTTTAACAACGGCCCGTTGTTGGGTGGGGGCTAAACATAAACAACGAACATAAAAGTTTGCCCCCGTTTATAATTTACTAAAAAATTAATACCGTGCCAAGTCCAGGTCTGTAAGAGAAGTAGATCCGTATTTAATTTTATTCGCGAACCGTTGGCCCCTTACCTCTTCGCGCGCTAACTCTGAAGGTAGTTCAAGAAGTTCCCATAACGCGTCTTCAAAGGCGGACCACGGAACGGGAGAGGAGAAAACAAAAGAAGGTTTAAGTTTCTTAGGACAAGAGAACGCGGACAAGGGTCTATAAAGTTTAAGAGACCTCTGCGAGAGGGCCTCTTTGCAGATGATAACAATACCACCAGCTAAGATCCGTTTATTTATCCAAGCAACTTGCCACTTTGATAGCTTAGGAAAACTTACTGTATCTGATTTCAATTCAATCCAAAATTCTTTACCTGCCCAACAACCATTGATATCAGGTATTCCATTGATAGTATTAGATTCTAAACGAATTAAGTGAGGTTTTTTTAAGTTAGATTTAATCCTTTGCCAAAGCTTTGACTCCCGCTTCTTCATAAATTATTCAGGTCTGTTTTCTACCTTTTTCATTTTATAAATTGAACAACGAAGTAAGACATTACGGTCAGAGAATACCGCGGCTTCACTATCATAACTGGCAAAAGTCCACACATGATTTTTATCTTTATCAAACAAAAAAGCATGAGTAATCATCTTTGCTGGTTTTAATTTTTTAACTTCGCTTGCTTCAGCGTGCCCGCTATCACCGCACGGATCTTTCCAATAAATTCTGTAGTAATAATACTTTTTACCACCAATAACAGCTTCTTTGTATTTACTCTTCTTCCGTTTTAACATTTATCTTACCTAAGTTCATTTTGAGGTCGTTGTTGTGAACCTCATTAAAAACAGTCATAAACGAGACCCAGTTATGACTCTTGAGATATTGCTTTTGTCTCAGGCTCAACTTCAATCGTTTTGGCGTTGAAACCATCGATTTTGTTGGATAGCTCTGAAAGTTTTTTTTCAAGCTCCGCACGACTCATACCCTCCAATCCTGATACTTTTACTTCTCTTTTATCAACATATAAACCTGCTAATTGTCCTGACCTATATTCTGCATTAATAGCGGAGGCATATTGTTTATCTGCATAAGCACCGTCCGCATATTTTTCTAATCTTTTGTATCTTCGGAGTTTATCTTTTTCGTACTTAGCTGAAGCCTTTTCTAATTTTTTATCTAAATACTTTACTATGTGCGGGCTAAACTTTCTTGAAGTCAGTCTGCTTGCAATATCAGAGTAATTTTTATTATTCTTACACTCATAACCAGCTTTCTTTAAAGCCTCGCCTTTAGTTATCTCACCCCAATTAGCAACGAGAATATCAATAAATTTTCTCTGTTTTGGAGTTAAATCTTGTTCAGTTCTAAGTGCTTTTGATTTTAATGGCATTAGTTTACTTTTGGTTTTTTACCTGATTTCATAATTTTTATTATATAGATTATTTTAACCCTCGACTACAGTGCATAAACTAACATTTTTGCACTACGCAAGGAAAATTGAATAATTAGGTGTATCTAGATACACCATGGATACACCTACGGATACACCTTAAAATCGATTAAAAGTGTTGGTATACAACAATAATAATCAACGGATACACCAGATACACCAGTTTGGGGGTCAAACACTAAAAAGAGTAACAAGGTTAGAAATATCTATATAGTAGATTTTTGATAGCAACGCCCCAATGTTGCTACCAACGCCTAGGCGTTGCTATGTATTCGTCCCTCTAAATGGGCGAATTCGTTGGTCTAAACGGACGAATAATCTTTTTTTATTAGCTGAATCTAGGAACAGCCTAGCGTTCCATGTCTTTTAAACAAAAATTGATATAGCGTCCTATACCGTTTGTCTAAGGCTTAAATAATCATAATAATAACCTCATACTATATTGAATAACCGCATTTTTTTATTTTTAAACTTTAAACTGTCCATTTTGGGTCATTTAACTTATTTTACAGTTTAGTTTTATTTCTAGTTTTCTTAGTATTTTTATATAAGCCTCATATTCTTTAGCTTTTTTCTTATTGATAATATTACCGTCCCAATCAAAACCCTCATTATCTAAATTATCCGTTTCACAATGAGCGCCTAATATAAAAGCACTTCTCAATACTTCATATTGTTTCTTAGTTAGTTTTAATGTTTTCATATCTTTCTCCTATTGTTATTAATATATACTCCGGACACATATAGTTATGGCCCACATATATTTAGATACCCCGGACAACCTGTTCATTTTGGGTTTTTTAAGAATATTTATGTATCT